TAGCTACCTTACACAGATCATAAATCTGTTCAGCTCGGTTTCTCAACTCCACAGCTTGGCTGTCAATAGTTCTAGACTGGCCTTCGACCATCTGTGCTAGTGTAGAAGAACCTCTCTTAGGAGATGAGCTTTCATTAGCCTTCTTAGCGGACATAGTTAAGTGTTGTGCTATAGCTAGATTCTAATAGAGTCAAGGCGTGATCTCGCTGGTTTCTCGCCTGGTTTTCTTAAATCGCCAACGGCCCTCTTCTCTCAAGGCAGTGCTGAACAAATGAATCCTCTTGAGACCTCTGATCTCCCTATACAGCTCAGGTGAAGAGATGGTCCGTCAGATTCCTCTTCCTGACGAGAGAGTTCTGCATCACCGTGTCTTCATGGTCAGCCCCTTCTGAGTCCATATCTTCTGGCTCTGATGGGCTAGATTCAATTTGACGTACAACCTCTAGAATGGGAGATGATGCATTCGTAAAATCACTCGAGTTCGGTGTGATAATAAGATCAACAGTGGGTCTCTCAACTTCGACTGCTTCCATAGCAATCTCCAAGGTACTGTTTAGAATTGCCTGTGTTGCTGTGGCCTCTCGGGTCAGATTGGCTATGAAATGGGACACAGCTTCTACTTTTGCAAGGATCATCAGACACATCTCATCTCCAGTGTGCTGTCCACTATTTGCTCTGGGGATTTTAGGATCTGTTGGGTCCACTCCGAATATGGATCCAACTTGAAGTAACCCCTTAACTTGAGAATCTAGAGCGCTGTCCACCTGACACAGAAGCGTAGATCTGTTGGTAGCCACAGTCTTCCACTCATTTGCCACAATAGTTTGATGAGACAATTTCACAAGAACATCCTGGAGTCTTTGCTTGTAGTGATGAGAAGACATTTTGAAAGTTAGCCAAGAGTACTATCTTTTATTTCTCATGGTTTTCTTAAATATTGTGTCGGAGACCAGAGATCTCGAATCCCAGAGAGCGAAGCTAGAATCACCTTCCGCCAAACCAAGCAATCCTCCTTCTTAACATACAGTCACTTAAACGGAAGGCTCATCAGTCTCTTCTTCTTCGCCGAAGTAATCCATGAGCTCCTTCTCAGCCTTCTGGGTTGTGAGGTTCCGAATGTTCTCACGTCGCTCCTTTTCATCCAAGAAAGCATTCACAATCGGATTGAATGCATTGTTGGTGTAAAAGTCCGAGAGAGTAGAGGACGTCTCAGTTAGTACAGCTGTTGCACAAGCGATGAGAGGCTCCATCTCTTTCCGAGGGAACAGGGAGGCTTTATCTCCGTAGATCAGTTTCATGAACGGAAGCAGTTTTGGATCCAGCTTTTTCGCTTCCTCAACACTGTTCAAGAATACTCCCACGGAGGCTCTGTG